TTTCGTCCTACGCTTAATAAAGAAGTAGAAGACCCAACCGAAGAAGAGATTGACTCGTACGGCAAAAAAGTTCAAGACCGACTCAAGGAATTGACACATGCCCGTCATGACGAGCGCCGCGCCAAAGAAGCCCTTTTGCGGGAAAAGCAAGAGCTTGAGCGTCTTGCACAACATATGTCTGAAGAGAACAAGCGTCTCAAACAGTATGTGAGTAATGGCACCGAACAGTACGGCGCAATGGCCAAGACTGCTGCTGAGGCAGAGTTGGACAAAGCACGGCGTGAATACAAGGCAGCGCAAGAGTCGTTTGACTCGGACGCTATCCTTGCTGCGCAAGAAGCACTGTTTGATGCCAAAACAAAAGTACAAAATGCGCAGAATTTTCGTCCACCCCCTTTACAGAACGAAAATTTTGATGTACAACCACGACAACAACAACCAGAACCGGTTCGTGCTGACGAAAAGACCTTGCGCTGGCAAGCAAAAAACCAGTGGTTTGGCACAGACGGTTTTGAAGAAGTTACCAGCTTCGCACTAGGGCTGCATCAAAAACTAGTCAACAACGGGGTCGATCCCCGCAGCGATGATTATTTCGAGCAGATAGATGCTCGCGTGAAATCTACGTTCCCCGAAGTTTTTGGTGGAAACGAAGAACGGCCTAAGTCAAACGAGACTCCAAGGCGTCCATCATCCGTGGTGGCCCCTGCATCACGTTCAACCGGGACAAGGAAGATACAGTTAACGCCTACTCAAGCGGCGTTAATTAAAAAGTACAACCTCGACCCGAAAAAATATGTTGCAGAAGTTTTAAAACTGGAGAATCAGAATGACTGAAAACCGTACCCCTCGTGATAATGCGTCACGCGACAAGATACCTGCTCGATACGTGTATAAACCTTCGAGTGCGTTGCCCGATCCTACCCCTGAACCCGGATGGGAGTATCGCTACATAGCGACTCATGTCTTGGGACAGACAATGCAAACCAATGTGTCTAGCAAGATGCGGGATGGCTGGGTTCCGGTGAAGGCAACAGATCATCCAGAACTGATGCTTGAAGGTAATGCTAATGGTAATGTGGAAATTGGTGGGTTGATGCTTTGCAAAATTCCAACCGAGAAACTCATGGCCATGAAAGAGTATTACGACACGCAAGCGCAGAACCAGATGGATTCAGTGGACAACCACTTCATGAGAAATAATGACCCGCGTATGCCGCTGTTTGCTGACCGAAAGTCTTCATCCAGTCGTGGAAGCGGATTTGGCACAGGTTCTAAATAAAGGAGTCCTTAAATGGCATATCCAACAGTAGACGCCCCCTACGGGCTAAAACCTGTAAACCTAATTGGTGGACAGGTATTTGCAGGCGCAACCCGCCTGATGGAAATTGCAAGTGGTTATGCCACCAGCATTTTCTATGGTGACTTGGTAAAACGTATTTCTGATGGCACTATCGAAAAGGACGCTGGCACAACAACTGCCACTCCTGTTGGTGTGTTTTTGGGCGTTCAGTTTACTAACCAGTCAACTGGTCAAGTCCAGCAACAACAGTACTATCCAGCCAGCCAATCAATTGCTTCGGGGAGTAAAATCTTCGCTGTGGTTGCTGATGATCCTGATACGCTGTTCCAAGTAGTTTCTTGTTCTGCAACCACAGTTGTGGCTGGAATGGGCATCTCTGCTATTGGTAATAACGTTGCCTTGATTCAAAACGCTGGTTCTACCGTTACAGGTAATTCTAAAGTGGCTATTGATGAAGGCACGCAGACTACTACCAATACGCTGCCTATTCGCATCATTGATGTGGTTCGTGATACAGCAACAGGCGCTGATACATTTGTTGAGTTTATTGTCAAGATAAATGCAACTATGCACCAGTACAACAACTCTACTGGCGTATAAGGAGCATAAAACATGGCTATTTCACGCGCACAACTACTTAAAGAACTGCTCCCCGGCTTGAATGCACTGTTTGGCATGGAGTACGCACGCTACGGCGAAGAGCACAAAGAAATCTATGACACTGAGAAATCAGAGCGTAGCTTTGAAGAAGAGACCAAGCTTGCTGGTTTCTCCGCTGCTCCCGTCAAGAACGAAGGTTCTGCCATTGCTTATGACAATGCGCAAGAAGCGTTCACAGCACGCTACAACCACGAAACCATTGCCTTGGGTTTTTCAATCACTGAAGAAGCGATTGAAGACAACTTGTACGACAGCTTGTCTGCTCGCTACACCAAAGCTTTGGCCCGTGCAATGTCCTACACCAAGCAAGTCAAGGCATCTTCTGTTTTGAACAACGGTTTCACCAACTCTGCCGTTTATTACGGTGGTGATGGCGTTCCTCTGTTCAGCACAGCACACCCCTTGGTTACTGGTGGAACCAACAGCAATCGCCCAACTACCAACTCTGACTTGAACGAAACTTCATTGGAAAATGCAGTTATTCAAATCGCAGCTTGGACTGATGAGCGCGGCTTGTTGATTGCAGCAAAGCCCCGCAAGCTGGTTATTCCTCCTGCTCTGATGTTCGTTGCTACTCGCTTGTTAGAAACCAACCTCCGTGTTGGCACTGCTGACAACGACATCAACGCGTTGAAGAACAACGGCTCAATTCCAGAAGGTTACTGTGTCAATCACTTCTTGACAGACAGCAACGCTTGGTTCTTGATGACTGACGTTCCCAACGGCTTGAAGCATTTTGAGCGTATGCCTCTGGAGAACAAGATGGACGGCGACTTCGATACTGGTAACGTACGTTACAAGGCTCGTGAGCGTTATTCATTCGGCTGGTCTGATCCATTGGGAGCTTTCGGTTCCCCCGGTACGACCTGATAGACAAAGGGGGCCTTGTGCCCCCTTTTCTTTTGAGTTATATTAAAACCATTCCGGGATTCTCCGGTGTATCTGACAGTCCCGGCTGACGACATGCAGACAGATACGCCTCACTTGCATGTAAGGAAAAATCATGGCACGCACTACGTTTCAAGGCCCATTCCGTTCGCTTGGCGGCATCTATCAACAAGGCCCAGCTTCCGTTGTTTCAATCACTTCTAGCACCACGCTGACCCCCGAAGACCACGGTGGTCGCATCATTTCTGTTGGGGGTTCTTTGGCTTCCGCAGTTACGCTGACTTTGGCAACTATTAGCGCAGCAACAAACCCCATTACTTCTGGCCCCGGTCAAGACCCCAACACATTGAACAACCAAGGCGTTGTTTACACAATTTGGGTTCCCACCACCATCTCCACCAGTTCGTTGAAGATTGCTACAGACGGCACTGACAAATACGTTGGCACAATTACTATGAACGACGTTGACACTGACGGCGCTGCTTTGGTTGGTTTTTCAGCCGCCGCTGCAAATGATTTTATTAACTTAAACGGTACTACCACTGGTGGTGTTGCTGGCTCATGGGTGCAGATTGTTGCTGTCGCCGCATTGAAATACATGGTCAACGGCACAGTAATGGGTACTGGCACTGTTGCAACCCCGTTCGCTAACACTTAATCAACCCAATGGGGCTTCGGCCCCTGTTAAATAAGGAGTTTGATTATGAGCATGCAAACTGACGTTCTAGCCAGTCAAGTATTAACTGCCGACGGACAATTTACAAACCAAGCAAGTGTCACCATAACCCGCGCAAGGATTAAGGCTGTTTACATAATCCCCGCAGCCACTGCTGGCAGTGTTGTGTTCAAGGATGGCGGTGTAAGCGGGACAACCCTTATGACCTTGAATACGGTAGGTTCTGTTACGCAGCCCACATACTTGATATTTCCGGGTGAAGGTGTGTTGTTTAGCACCAATATTTATGCGGATGTGACGAGCATAGGTTCAGTCACAATTTTTTATGGCTAAGAAAAAAGGCCCGGTTCTCTCGGTTGGTCGTGGTGAGAAGCTTCCTGTTAAGCAGGGGGCGGGTTTGACCGCCAAAGGCCGTGCCAAATACAACGCAGCAACAGGAAGCAATCTAAAGGCTCCACAGCCCGAGGGTGGCCCACGTAAGAAGTCATTCTGCGCTCGTATGTCTGGTATGCCCGGCCCGATGAAAGATGAAAAAGGCAAGCCTACCCGCA